CACTGAAAGACTTTACTATAATTCTTCTGCGTCTTATGATGCTAATAATTCTGGTAATTTATTTTACAATGCTGCTGTTCCCTTACAAGGTGTATTATTTTCAGAATTAAAATATGCTATCAGATTACACACTTTAGTTCAAGCAATTGAAAGTTATTATACAACTGCTAATGGATTTGCAAAGAATATTGTATTTTCTAAAGATTTTTTAAATTCTACAAATACAGAATATTTTAATCTGTTTATGTGGATGCATCGCAAAAGTGGAGGGGTAGAAGAAACAACACAGATAACACTTTATAGCTCATTAGTCAATACCTTTGATGTAAACACATCATCAAGCATTTATGCTCAAATGGTAGCTGATGGCTCAAATGCTGATGCTTCATTGACATCAACTTTAAGACTTTATGCTCCAGCAGTGACATCAAATAGCTTGACTGTGACGGTTGATTCTGGAAGTGCTTCAGCAGAATTTCAAGTGGTAATATTAAAAAGTGGAAGTGCATTTTTTAGTTCTACTTTTGCCACTGGTTCACGAACATTTACAGCAGCTGATTTTCCCGGTGGCGTATTACAAGCCGGAACTTACACAATCCAAATAAATCAATCCGCTACTGGCACAATTAACTTCACAAGCTTCACATGGGCTTTGGCTGGTTCTGTATTTACTGGGGCATGGTCACAATCATTTACAAGTAAATTGAATGCTATTGGAACTGGTATAAGCTTCGCTACTTCAGCAACTTTTGAATTCAATATTACCGCTCAAATTCCAGAACAAACTGTGATAAACTTTTTGACTGGATTATTCAAGCTTTTTAATTTGACTGCATTTGTTGAGGATGATGTAATTGTTGTAAAACCTATAAATGAATATTATGAGCTTGAGGAAACTTGGAGCACAACTGACACATTTTGGAATTTGACTGATGCTTTTTGGAACGAAGCTGGAACATCTGGGGCAACCACTCACTCAATAGATGAATTCATGGATATAAATTCAAGCGAGGTAGATGTCGCTTTACCTTTTAAACAAATTAATTTTCAATATGAAGGGCTTGGAACATTCTTGGCTAAGCAATATGAACAGCTTCAAAATATAGGGTGGGGCACTATTGACTATACTTTAGATTCAGAAGTATATGATGCACCAAATGAAATATTTGAAGTTACTGTTCCATTTGAACATATGCAATTTGAACGGTTGATTAATGCTGCTGGTAGTGGTGTTGATAACGGCAACACGAATATTCAATATGGGTTTTGTGTGAATGAAAATCAGCAGCCTTTTATTGGTAAGCCTTTGTTATTTTATCCTATTTTTCAACCTTCTACTGGTAGTACTTTTCAGGCTTCTATTAGTTTTAGAAATACAGCTACAACAAATAAACAATTAACAAGCTATATCATACCATCAAACAGCCTTTCATTAGATAGCACAATTGACGCATCAAACATTAATTTTAAACTAGAATTTAACGAGTTTACATTAGATGATTCGTTCACTGGTACATTATTTCAAACATATTATGAAACCTATATCTCAGAAATATTTCACACCCAAAGGCGAATAATTAAAGTTTCTGCATTTTTACCTTTCAAAATCATATACAATATTGAGTTATTTGATAGTATTGAAATTAATAATAGGCTTTATAGAATAAACTCAATGACAACAAATTTTCAAACTGGAAAAACAGACTTTGAATTAATTAATTTATTATGATAAAACTAATTTTACAGATGCTAGAATTTGCTAATGGTGAAACTGAAGAGATTCAAAGGGCACAAGGTAAATATGCACACCCAGAAAGTTTTAAAGGTGCATGGCGTAAATTTAAAAAAGAGTTAAAATGGCAGAAAAAGTAAACCTAGAATTAGAGGTAGAAGCAGCGAAAGCGATTAAGGAGGTTGAAGATTTAAGAAAAGAATTCAAAGAACTTAATGAGTTAGTTGAGAAATCAAACGCTATAAATGAGCAAGGTTTTGATGCATTAAAAAAGACTGGTGAATCATCTGCTAAAGGTATTAAGGCTATTGGCTCAAGTATTAAGGCAGCTGGTATAGGTGTGTTTTTAATCGCACTGCAAACTATGCAAGATTTATTCATGCAGAATCAAAAAGTGGTGGATATAGTGAACACCGCTTTTGAATCTTTAGCCTTAGTATTTAATGATGTGTTTGGGTTGCTTACTGGTGGTGTTGATTCAATTAAAAAGGTAGGTGAAGCTTTTGATAAATTCTTTGGAAAACCCATTGAAACAGCTGTAGCATCTTTTCAAAAATTTGGTAGTGCATTTAGTAAGATATTTGGAGGTGATTTTAGTGGTGCTTTAGATGATGCAAAAGAAGGCTTTAGCGGTTTGGGTGATGCCATTAGCCAGACTGGTGATGGCTTTGTTGAAGCTGCTACTGATGCAGCTGAATATGTTGTGAATGTAAAAAATGCAGCGGTTGAAAACGTTGAATTAGCAAAAAGTGCTGAACTAGCTGAAGCTAAAAATGTTGGATTGCTAGAAAAGTTTGATAGGGCAGCTGAGAAGCAAAGACAAATCAGAGATGAAGAAAGAAACAGTATTGAAAAACGAATAGAAGCAAATGAAAAACTAGGCGAAATATTAGAAGAGCAAAATAAAACGATGCTTGAAAATGCCAACATTGCGTTAAAAAGTGCTCAAGCTAACTTCGACCGCAATGCATCAATTGAAAACGAGGTGGCTTTGATACAAGCACGAAATGAAGTTTTAGCAGTTGAAGCTACTGTGGAGGGTTTCAGGTCAGAACAAAAAGCAAATGATTTGGCTTTAGATAAAGAGCGAATAGAATTAAAAAATACTGAAAATGAAGCTGACACAAACCGAAGATTAGATCAGCAAAAGTTTGAAGCCGAGCAAGAGTTAACTGAAACTCAAAGACTACAGAGATTGATTGAAATTAATCAACAAGAAAAATTGATCCAAGAAGAAAGGTTACAAGGTATAATTAATGAAGCTAATTTAGGAACTCAAGCAAGGATAGATGCCGAAGGTGCATTAAAAGATTTTACACAAGCTAACAATCAAGAGCTTATTACGCTGCAAAAACAACAAGCTGCAAATATATTAGATGTTGAAAAGAAAGCATTAGCTGACAAACAGAAGTTAGAAGCCCAAAAAATTCAAGCCACATTAGTGAGTTTGAGTGCGGTTGCTACATTAGTTGACCAAGATTCAAAAGCTGGAAAAGCTATAGCTGTTGCTCAAGGTTTAATTAACACATATCTTGGAGTTACACAAGCATTAGCTTCATCACCGCCACCATTTAACTTTATTGCTGCTGCTGCTACAGCTGCTGCTGGTTTTAAAGCTGTTGCAGACATAAACAGAACAACACTACCCTCACCAGAAGGGGGCAATTCAAACGTGTCAGCAACTGGAAGCTTTTCAGCTAGTGCTCCAGCAGAAGCAACACCCCCATCTTTTAATATTGTTGGGGCTACAGCGACCAACCAAATTGCTAATCTTTTATCGAATCAAGAACCAATTAAAGCTTTTGTTGTGAGTCAAGATGTAACCACAGCCCAAAGCCTAGAGCGGAATATTGTAGAAGGTTCAAGCATATAATGCAAAATTGACTTTCAAATTCGTTATTAGTTTATGAAAATCATTGAACTAATAATAGATGAAGGTGAAGATAATGGCGTGAATGCCATCTCACTTGTAAAAAATCCAGCAATAGAATCAGATTTTTTGGCTTTAAAATCAGATGAAGTTTTACTTAAAACTATCAATGATGATAAAAGGCTTTTGGTTGGTGCTCTTTTGATACCCAACAAGCCTATCATGCGGAAAAATGAAGAAGGTAATTATTACATATACTTCTCAAAAGATACCGTAGAAAAAGCTTCACAAAAATTTCTCATGAATAACAATCAACACAATGCCACCCTTGAGCATAAAATTCCGCTAACTGGGATGACATTGGTTGAAAGCTGGATTATTGAAAACAAAAAGCAAGATAAATCTGCATATTATGGGCTTGATGTGCCAGTGGGCACTTGGATGGGCACGATGAAAGTGCAAAATGAAGATACTTGGCAAGAAGTGAAGTCTGGGAAAATCAAAGGCTTTAGTATCGAGGGGTATTTTGCAGATAAAATAGAAGCTTCAAAATATGATCCAGAAAAAGAAGCTGAAAATTTATTGAATGAAATCAAAAATATACTTGCTTAAAATGTATGTTAACAAGCTAAATCAAAGAGTCTTAAAATACTTCTTTGAATCTTATTCAGATTACCCAGATGCTGTAAAAAATAACGCCAAAAAAGGTAGAGAGCTTAATGAAAAAGTTGGTAATAAGTGTGCTACTAGGGTTGGCAGATTACGAAGTTCACAACTTGCTTCTGGTGCTTCAATTAGTGTGGATACTATTACACGAATGTATTCATTTTTAAGCAGAGCCCAAGAATATTATGACCCAAAAGATACCGAAGCTTGTGGAACAATCTCTTATTTGTTATGGGGTGGTTTAGCTGGTTTGAGGTGGTCAAAATCTAAGCTCAAAGAATTGGGTGAATTAGATTTAGCTGAAATAGGTAAAAGGGGTGGAATAAAAAGAAGCAAAAAAGCCCCAAAGTCTGACACAAAAAACCCCAACCCAAAAGGTAAAGGCACTGCAAAAGGTAGTGCAAAGAATACCAGATCCGCAAAGGTTTCAAAACGAGATGAAAAAACGCTTCAGAATAAATCTGATGAGTTTAATGAACGCTATAAAAAGAAGCTTGGCTATGGTGTGACTGTAGGAATGTTAAAAACAGTTTTTCAAAGGGGTTTAGGTGCGTTTAATGTGTCACATTCACCAAGAGTTCGAAGTGCTTCACAGTGGGCACAAGCTAGGGTTAACGCTTTTCTGTATTTAGTCAAGAATGGCAGACCACAGAACAAAAAATATACTGGTGATTTTGATTTGTTGCCAAGTAAACACCCCAAAAAACCTAAATAAAATGCAAGGTATTAATAGAAATAATGTCACCCCATCTAAATCTTCACCCAAAGGTGGAAACAGAGCTTGTTTGTGCCAGGATGGTAAGACTTACAAGAAAGAATGCTGTAAGGGTGGCATAAAAAATCAAGGTATCGGCAAAGTTTAAGTGGTATTTACAAAAAAAATTATTTTAAAATGCAAATTTTTTTACATAAACCGTTAATTAATTATGAAATCTACTGAATTATTAAATAAAGTAAAGGAGATTTTGAATATTCCAGTAACATTGGAAGAATCAAAAGAGGTAAAGTTAGAAGTTATGACTTTACAAAATGGCACAGTAGTAGAAGCTGAACGTTTTGAAAAAGGTGCTGAAATATTTATCAAAAGCGATGATGAAAAAATAGCATTGCCAGTAGGTGAATATGTTATGAGTGATGGAAAGCTTTTGGTGGTTAAAGAGGAGGGTGTAATTGATGACTTTAGAGTTGTTGGTGATGATGTACCAGCCAAAGAAATTACTGAAGATTTAAAGTATCATGATAAAGATAAAAAGATGAAAAAAGATGATGAAAAAGAGATGAAGGAACACGAGGAGGATGAGAAGAAAAAGATGGCAGATCATATAAATGTCGACAAAGAAGGCAATATGATTGTCAAAATTGATGACTGGAAAGCTATGGAAGAAAGAATAGCCAATTTAGAAGTCGCTATCAACAAATTAAAAGGTGAAAAAATGGAAGCTTCTAAAACAATTGAAGAATTAGAAGAAAAATTATCAGCTGAACCAGCTGTGGAAGCCATTACTCATTCACCAGAAAATAATACAGAGGTTAAAGAACAACCAAAGTATGGTAGAAACAGACCCATGACAATGTCTGAAAAAGTTTTAGAAAGAATTTCAAATATTAATTAAATTATGGCAACTTATATAGATACTTCAAATGATATTGTATTTAATCAAGTAAGACAAAATACAATCACAACATCAGTGAGCATTGCTGCTGGTGATGCTGGAATTGACCAGAATATTGCAACTGATGCTTTGGTTATTACTTTACCACAAATTCACAGTGGTAATATTGGTCTTAGTTATCTCTTTAGAAATACTGGGGCAGATGGTAATAATATCATCACTTTAAGCCCACATTCTACTGATGGTTTCAATGGTTCTATTGCGAATGCAGCTGCTGACTCAGTGGCTTCTGGAGTAGTGGATAAAGATTGGGTAAACACTAAAGCAACTGCTAACAAAGGTGACTATGTTATTATTAGAGCGGTAGCCCTTACACAGTGGTACATTGTTGGAGGGGTTGGAATATGGGCTTCAGAAGCTTAATTATTAATTTTTAAAATATAGAAAAAATGAGAAACGTTGAATTAGCAACAACAACAAATATAACCACAAGTTACAGCGGTCAAGCGTCATCTGATTATATAGCCGCGGCACTTTTTTCAGCGACTACTATTGATGATGGTGGGATCACTGTTAAAAGTAATGTAGCTTACAAAGAGGTATTACAAAGAGGGGCTACTGGCTCAATTGTATCAGATGCAACTTGTGACTTTTCACCAAGTTCTACTCTTACATTAGATGAGAAAATTCTCGAACCAAAAGAACTTCAAGTAAATTTGCAAGTTTGTAAGCAAGATTTTTACAAAGATTGGCAGTCGGCTTCTATGGGATATGGTTTGAATCAAACTTTACCAAGTAAATTTTCAGATTTCTTGGTTGCTCACTGTGCTCAGAAGGTAGCACAAGCAACTGAAACCAGTATCTGGAGCGGTGCAGCTGGTGGTGCTGGTGATTTTCAAGGCTTAGTCGCAAACATGACAGCTGATGCAACAGTGACTGACATTGCTGCTATTGGTGGCGGTTTAGCTGCTGGTAATATCATTGCTGAAATGTCTAAGGTAGTGGCAGCACTACCCAGTGCTATCTATGGGCAAGAAGATACTTATATTTACGTTAATAGCAAAACAGCTAGACTTTATATTCAAGCATTAGGTGCTCTTGGAAATGGTGTTCAAAACATGGGTTCAATGTGGTACAATAACGGAACACTTACAATTGATGGAGTGAATGTTTTTGTAACCCCGGGATTAGCCGATGATACAATGGTTGGAGCACAAGCCAGCAATCTATTTTTTGGAACCGGAATTTTAAGTGATAATCAAGAAGTATCGGTTTTAGATATGCAACCAATCGATGGAAGTCGCAATGTAAGAATAATCATGCGATATACGGCTGGGATTCAGGTGGGCTTCGGTTCTGATTGTGTGCTGTATAGTTAATTGTTAACTTAAAATTATAAAGATATGCCATGTGCTGTAAGCAAAGGGCGTAGCCTTCCATGTAAGGCTGCGTTCGGCGGAATAAAGACCGCCTATTTTTTCGATCTGGGAGGGCTGGGAACAGTTACTTACGGAACTGGTGATGATGCTGGTAAAATTACCGCTATCTCTGGTTCACCAACTGTTTACCCTTATGAGGTTAAAAATACTTCAAGCCTAGAAACCACGATAAATAGCTCTCGCGAAACTGGCACTACATTTTATGAGCAAACGTTATCATTAACATTTACTTATTTAGACGTGCAAACGCAAGAGCAAATTAAACTACTCGCTTGGGGTAGAAATTCTGTCGCTGTATTAGATTATTATGATAACATAGTGATTTGTGGATTAGAACACGGTGTTGAGATGACTGCTGGAACTATTGGAACTGGCACACAGCCAGGAGATTTGAGCGGTTTCACCTTGACTTTTACTGGTCAAGAAGAGGATCCGGCCACATTTATCACTAGCTCTTTAATAGCTGCAAGTGCAACTCAAGGAGCACAAATTGATCCAACTTCAGCGGTAACGCCTTAGTTTTGTTTTTTTAGTTAGTTTAGAAGCCCTTTTATTAGGGCTTTTTTTTTACAAAATCATTAAAAAATAACGTTATCTAATTATGATAATTGCTACAACGAGCACTGGGGCACAAAATTTTAAAGTAATTCCACGAGATTATTCATTAACTAGCTTTACATTGAAGATAAGAGATGATCAAACAAACACAACGGTATCTTATTCAATTACTGGAGCTAGTGTTAGCACGAATTACGTTATATTTAGCAACACATTTAGCCCCGTTTTGGTTGATAATCATTATTATGATTTTACGCTTGTTAGTGCTGCCAATTTAATTATCTATAAAGACAGATTATTTTGCACTGATCAAACGATAAATCAAGCTAATAATAATTATTACGATTTGAACGATGGTATTTATACAGAATATGATGGATTTGACAATGAATATATTGTAAGATGAGAAAAAAAAATAAAATAAACATTCAAGCCACCGTTCCAAAAGCCAAAAAATCTATGAATGTAGGCTTTGTAAATCTAAGTTCTTTCGTTTTACCAGAGATTAAAGAAGAAACTGGCAAGTTTAAGTTTGTAAAGTTTGGTGAAAACAACGATTATTTTCAAGTTTTAATTGATAGGTATGTTGGAAGCCCAACAAATCACGCGATTATAAACAGTATCTCACAGCAAATATATGGTAAAGGCTTAAACGCTACAGATGCAAACAAAAAGCCCGAAGAATATGCCATGATGATCCGAATGTTTTCAAAAGAATGCGTTCGAAGATTATGCACAGACTTAAAAATGCTTGGGCAATGTTCCGCTCAAATAATATATTCTAAAAATAGAACTAAAATAGTCAAGGTTGAACACTTACCAGTGGAAACTTTAAGAGCAGAAAAGGCTGATGAGAATGGCAAGATACCAGCTTATTATTATCATAAGAATTGGGCGGATTTAAAACAAGGTGAACAACCTAGAAGAATTCCAGCTTTTGGAATGAGTCAAGAACCTATTGAAATATTTTATATCAAACCTTATAAACCAAGTTTTTTTTATTATTCACCCCCAGATTATCAAGGCTGCGTTCAATATTGTATGCTTGAAGAAGAGATTAGCAATTATTTAATCAATTATGTACAGCAAGGGCTGTCGCCTTCTATGCTTTTAAACTTCAATAACGGTATTCCAAATCAAGAAGAACGAGAATTAATTGAAAGTCGCATTGCACAGAAATTCACTGGCTCAAATAATGCTGGAAAATTTGTTTTATCATTCAATGATTCTAAAGAAACAGCTGCTGATTTGATTAGTGTGCCAGTTAATGACGCCCACTTACAGTTTCAAACGTTATCTGATGAAGCTTCAAAGAAAATAATGGTGGGGCATAGGGTAACAAGCCCAATGTTGATGGGTATTAAAGACCAATCTGGATTAGGTAATAACGCTGATGAAATAAAGACAGCTAGTTTGCTGTTTGATAATGTAGTTATTAGAACATTTCAAGAATTATTAATTAGTTCGTTTGACCAAATACTTGCTTTTAATGACATAACATTAAATCTATATTTCACTACTCTACAACCTTTAGAATTTACAGAAGTTGATCCAACGATCCAAGATTCTGAAGAAATCGAAGAAAAGACTGGGGTTGAAGTAGATGAAAATAAATCAGAAACACCAGTTGAAGAAGATGTAACTGATGAAGAAATAGAAAAAGTGGATGCTTCTTATAATGGAGCACAGATTTCAAGTGCCATTGCTATTATTGAGAAAGTTAAAGAAGGTATTTTAACAAATGAACAAGCTAAAACTTTCTTAATTCAATTTTTACAACTTCCAGAAAGTGTTGCTAATTCATTTTTTGATGAAGAAAATGTGAATTTATCAAGAGTTCGAGCATTTTTAGAATCAAAACGAGAAAAAACATCTGTTGAAAACTTAAAAAAAATAGATGGTCAAACAGTTTATGAAACTAAAGAAGAAGCTGAAGAGGTAGCTAAAACAATTGGCTGCAAAGGCTCACATATTCATGAGGAAGATGGCAAAGAGTGGCATATGCCTTGTGAATCTCACGAAGATTTAATTAGGGGTATTGATAGAGATTCTGATGACTTACAAGAATTCATAGATTTAGGTGAAGATGAAGAAGCTTTACTTGAAAATTATGATTTAATTGATGTTTCGGAAGTTGATTATGAAGCAGAGGAAGCATTCGATGAGAAAATTAAAGAGCTAAATGATAAACACAAACCAACCAACCTAGTAAAGACTGGTGATGCTTATGGCAGAAATAGAAAATCAGAGCAAGATGGCACATCAAAGCAAGATGAATCATTGAGGTTTTTGGTAAGGTATCAATATGCACCATTGAAAAAGCAAAAAGATACTAGAAAATTTTGCAACGCAATGGTAAACGCTAAAAAAATATATCGAAAAGAAGATATTTTGAAAATGAGTGACAAAAGAGTTAACCCAGGGTTTGGGGTTAAAGGTGCTGCTACTTATTCAATATGGTTATATAAAGGCGGAGCGAGATGTTTTCACAAATGGTTCAGAAAAACTTATGTAATAAATGAAGATAGAAATATTAACAAGAAACCATTGAGGAAAACTGATGAAATAACATCTACAAAAGCGAAATCAATGGGTTTCAAAGCTCCAATTAATGACCAACTTGTGCCAGTCGCACCACGAGATATGAAATTTGAGGGTTACACAAAAGCATACTGGGATAAAATGGGGTTTAAAAATACAGCAAAGTAATATGGCAACTAAATTATTCATAAATCGAACCGATATGATTCGCAATTCTGTAATAGATGCGAACATTAATTCTGACAAATTTATTCAGTTTCTGAAGATAGCCCAAGAAATCACAATTCAATCGTATCTAGGAACTGATTTGTACGATAAAATCACAAGCCTTTTGCCAACTGCTATTGATGATGCTGCAAACAGCGATTATAAAACGCTTCTAAACGACTATATTCAACCAGCATTGATTCATTGGGCTCAAGTTGAGTATTACCCCTATGCAGCGATAGAAGTTCGTGCTGGTGGCGTATTTCGACACGTAGCAGAAAACGCTGAAACAGCAAGTAGATTAGATGTTGATTATCTAGTTGAGAAAGAACGCACCCATGCAGAGTGGTACACTAGAAGAATGTTAGACTATTTGTCACAAAATAATTCAAAATATCCAGAATATAGCACTAATAGCGGTTCAGATGTATTCCCACAGTATGATTCACTATTCAATGGCTGGGTTTTATGAGAGTAAAGCAAATAAATATTAAAAAATTAAAAGCATTTTTAGCTAAAATTAAAGATAATGGCGAGTCTGACAAACCAAAAAATATCAAATAGTTACCTAGGTTTACTAAATACCACAAGCAATGGAGTATTAACAAGCTCATTGGCTCAAATTACTGACGGCAATGGCAATGGTTCACCCATTTATTTATCTACAGCTGCCTTAAATCTTTATAATAAATATACTTTTCCAGATGCAGTTCCAGCTAATGGCACATTTTTAAAAGCCACTGATAGTTCTGGAACGCTGGAATGGGTTGCTGAGTCTGGGGGTGATGTTAAAAAGACTGGAGCAATTACAATTAATACAATCGCGGTATGGAATGATGCAACGGAAACTTTAAGAAGTGATCCAGCCATGTCAATAGTTAGTAACAGTATATCATTATTACAAAAAAATGGTTCTGGTACTGACACAACTTCTTATAATATAGGTGGAGGTAATATTGTTAATGTAACTGGTCAAAACAATGTTGGATTTGGTTCATCTAATATGCAGTCGGTCACAACTGGTAATAATAATACTGCCTTTGGCTCATCTGCTATAGGTGCTTTGACTATTGGTTCTGGTAATACTAGTATAGGCAAATCTTCTTTATTTGATTGTAATGAAGGAGATAATAACACTGGAATTGGGCTCAATAGTTTAACTAGTGTAACTACTGGTGATGACAACACTGCTGTCGGAATGGATGCTGGTCAAACTGTTACTACTGGTTCATCAAATACTTTTATTGGCAAGGATGCTGGTAGAGGAACAACTGGAAGCTCAAATACTTTTTTAGGTAATGATGCTGGAACATCTGTTTTAAGTGGTTCAAAAAATGTAATAATTGGTTCTAATAATGGTGGCACAATAGCCACATCTAGCAACAATATTATCATTTCAGATGGTGATGGGAATGCTAGAATACAAGTTAATAGTGTTGGAAGTGTCGGAATTGGAGGTTCACCTACTTCTAAATTAAATGTTGTTGATAGTGCTAGTGGAGCAGCGATAAAAGTAAGTGGTGCAGTAACTGATACAAGTGTAGCTTATTATGGCTTTATGCACGATGGTACAGATTTGCAAGGCACTACCCAAGTAAATATGTTTTACTCTGGTGGTGCAATTAAAGCAAGTACAACTATTGCAGAATTTGCAAGTTTTCGGATTGATGCACCATCATTAAGTGCATCGGGTTCTGCAATAACGAATAGCTACGGTATTTATCAAGCAAGTACCGCACAAAAAAATTATTTTGCTGGTAGTATAGGGATTGGAGTTACTTCACCTATAGTGCCATTTCACATATCGGGTACTGCTGTAAATAATCCATCAAATGGAAGTGGTGGGTATGAAGTAATGCAAGTTTTTGATAATACATCTGCTGCACAAAATGTAGGTGGTGGTATTGGATTAGGTGGTAATTTTACTGGAACTACTCCTACTATATTTGGTGAGATTAGAGGGTTAAAAGAAAATTCTACAGATTCCAATTACGCAAGTGCTTTAACTTTTTCTACGAGAGAAAACTCAGCAAACATAACTGAAAGAATGCGCATCTCATCGGGGGGTAATGTGGGTATTGGAATAGCGCCAACTGCTTTTAGAACAAATGATAGGCAATTACAAATAAAAGATGCTACATCTTTATTTCAGTTAGATGGAATTAGTAGTTCGTATTTAGCTTGGAATGCATATTTTGATGGTTCTTGGAAGAGACATAAAAGCGGTTATGTCAATATGCTTAGGTTAAATAATGACAATAACGGTATATCATTTTATCAAAGTGGAAATGGATCAGCAGATTCTGCTATTAGTTTTACTGAACCTTTAACCATCTCATCGGGGGGTAATGTGGGTATTGGAACTAGTTCACCTGATGATGTAAATGGTACAAGTTTATCTAGTCACACAAATTTACAAGTTTTTTCAACTAGCAACGCGGCTCACCTTATAGTCAATGGTGGTGTTAATGGTTCACTATTATTAAATGATAGTGGTGCAAGTGCAAACTCTAGACTTTGGAGGGTAATGTCAGATGGTGGTGTTTTTAGCATAAACGCTTTAACTGATGCTACAGCTGCAAAACACAATACTCTTGAAATAAGTGAGGGGGGTACTGTGGCTATATATGGTGCTGCATCAAGTAGTCATCAATTTTTAATTCACGGATTTGACAATGGTACAAACTTCAATACTTTTTCTCAAAACTTATCAGATCAAGAGTTATTTGGTGTACGAAATAACGGTGAATTTCAAACTGGTCAAGCAACAAATTCACCTGCAAATAATTCAACAACTGGAAGCGGTAATTGTTTTATCAATTCTGCTGGTACATTAGTCACTACAGGTTCTTCAAAAAAGTTTAAAAATACTATTACAGATGCAACACACGGTTTATCTGATGTGTTAAAATTACGTTCTGTTACTTATAAAAGCAACAATACTAAAATAGATGGTGATAAAACATTTGGTGGATTTATAGCAGAAGAAGTTAACGATATAGGATTAACAGAATTTGTGCATTACGATGATGATGATGAACCAAAATCATTGCATTATGCAAATATGGTATCATTACTCACAAAAGCAATACAAGAACAACAAACAATAATAGAAGATTTAAAAGCAAGAATTGAAAAATTAGAATTATGAAAAAAATAGAATCAATAGACATTTGGCAGAATGGTACAACCAAAACTGCCACACAATTAAATGTAATAGGAACGGGAGTAGTTTTAAGTCAATCTGCATCTTTTGCTTGGCAACTACTAACAGAAGAAGGGCATCAAGTTTCACAAGGTAATATGGGCATTAGCGGTGAAGAGTATAAGGCTTGGGGTGCTAATGATGATTATGTTTATGAAATTGTTGCTAAAGATTTGAATTTAACGTTAGTTTTAGAAGAATAATTATCTTTAAGGCAAAAACTATGAAAATTACAGAAGAAGAACTAAGCAAACTCAAGGAGCAAGAAACTAAAAAGAATCAAATAGCCCTAGAAATGGGTGCTTTAGATTACAAAAAGCATAAACTTTCAAAACTGCTAGATGATTTAGTCGAATTGCAAGAGATGACACTTGAAAATTTGAATGAAAAATATGGTAATATTAATATTAATTTAGATGATGGTAGCTATGAAGAAAGAGAAGATAAGTAAACACATAACATTTAATGAAGCTACAAGAAGCGAAACAGCAAAAGCTTTAAGTATTGATAACACACCAAATAAAAAAGAATTAGAGAATATTAAAAGGGTAGCTGAAGAGATATTTGAACCGCTTAGAAAGTGGGCTGGTCACCCTATCAGAATTAATAGTTGTTTTAGAAGTGAAAAAACCAACAAAGCTATTGGTGGGAGTTCTACCAGTGCCCATAGATTCGGCTTGGCAATGGATTTAGATTCACTAGGTAAAAAAACCAATGCTGAATTATTTAAGTGGATGGAAAAAAACTTAAAATTTGACCAATTAATTTGGGAATTTGGCACAGAAGAAAACCCAGCCTGGATTCATGTCGGTATTTGTGAGGATGAAAAAAAATATAGAAATCAAAAGCTAACTGCAACCAAAAGCCGAAGCAAAACTCGTTACTCTTTTAGATAATGCCAATACCCAAACCCAAACCGAAAGAGAAAATTAATGCTTTCATGAAGCGGTGTATTCCATTCATGAAAAAAGAAGTAAAAGATAAACAAGCTGTGGCTATTTGCTACAAAGCATTCAAAGAAAAAAGATGACAAAAGTAGGAGTAGACATAGACGGTGATAAAAAACCAGATTTTCATTTAGACATTAAGACTTTATTGATGGCAATTGGAATGATTGTATCAGTAGCCATGAGTTATAGTGTTCTTAAAAGCGAAATAGAGGTAGCAAAAACGCTGCCTAAGCCATTAATAGAACAAGATGATACTAGAGTAGTCAACCAAAAAATTGAGTGGCTTATAAAAGAGTTTGAAAGGCAAGATGAACGCTTAAAAGATATCGAAAAAAGAGTCTATAAAAAGTGAAAAAATTTAAAGACACTAAACTTGGTGGTTTACTTTCTAAAATTGCACCTAAAATTTTAAATGTAGCTGGTGATTTGCTTCCAGATGCTGGTGTTTTGGGCATGGTAAGCAAAATGATTGCTGATGATCCTGATATATCACTAGAAGATAAGAAGGTTTTACAAGAACATCATAAAGAATTATATAAACTTGAGGTAGAGGATCGAGATTCTGCCCGAAAAAGAGAAATTGAAATAGCTAAAACCAACAGAAAAGATTACATGATGCAGCTTACTGGAATAGTAGGGCTGTTATCATTCGCTTTTATTATCTACGCTGTGGTATATGTGCCCTCTGTAACTGACAATGATCTCTTTGTTCACCTAATGGGCATGGTTGAGGGTGTGGTCATAAGTAATATATTCGCTTATTACTATGGCACAAGTGCCAAAAAATAAAAAAGTTTATTATATTTGGGTGTCATCAAGACCAAACTTGCATTTTAATCGGTGCTTGGATCAGGCAAATATTTTTATTTCCTCCGTTGAAGGGGGGGTAAGGGGGGGGTTGCATAAGCTGTTTAAGCATCCCCATAAAGGGATGCGTATACTAAGAATATGGCTGAGAGAACTAAATTGATAAAGAAGCTTGACAAAATATTTAGCATTTGGGTAAGGCGAAAAGATTCAGTAGATGAAGAAGCTACTTGTTTCACTTGTGGATGCAGAAGAAACTTCAAAGAAATTCATGCTGGTCATTTTATGTCTAGAAAATATATGGCAACCAGATGGTCAGAACTCAACGTTCAACCCCAATGTATCAAATGCAACATTTTTGACAACGGTCAACAGTATTTGTTTGCAAAAAATCTAGATAAAAAGTTCGGTGATGGTACTGCTAATGAGTTACATTTAAAATCTCAGATGTTAACCAAGTTCACAAATGATGAACTTTTGGAAAAAATAAGATTATATACTAAATTAGTAAAAGAATTATAACTGTGGTGGTTTATTGGGGCAGAGCTTGGTATTTTTACCGCCCCACTGATTCAAAAGGGTGATTAATTTCACCTTTTTTTTATCTAATTTTGATTTATTAAATATTTGTTTAATATATTTGAAATAAAAATGGAAAATAAACCAAAAGAAAATATATCATCTCAGAATAAAGATGATACTATTAAAAAGCTAGAGCAAAAAATATTGATGCTTGAAGCTTTATTGTCTGTTAACTCTAAAAAACAAAACTTTTAATATATGAATATACACGATAAACTAACTCAAATACAGAATAGAATTAAAGTTGAAAAAAAACACTTTAATAAATTTGGAAAATACTATTACAGAAAAGCCGAAGATATACTTCAAGAGGTAAAGCCATTATGCCTAGAGTTTAAATGCTGCATTTTAATAAAAGAAAAATATTTATCAGATTCTTTAATTCAAAGCACAGCAATTATGAGAGATAATATCCAAGAGGTAAAAGCTATAGCCATAGTAGGTGTGGATTTAAACCAAAAGGGTATGTCAACACCTCAACAATATGGGGCTGCTAGTAGTTATGGTAAAAAATATGCCCTTGGCAATTTGCTTGGTTTAGATGATTCAGCTGATGCAGATGCATTGAATAAGCATGAAAAACAAAAGCCAACATTACTGGCAAATACACCAGACTTTGACAAAGCCTTAAAAGCTTTGACCAAAGGTTATACCATTGCAGATATTGAAAAAAAATATACTGTAAACACAAGTGAATTAAATCTTTTAAATGAACAAATAAATAAACTAACTGATGAGCACATTAATTAATTTTTATATTGATATAAATAGTTTGCCAAAAGATAAATTTAAAAAAGGCAAAAACGGTAAAGTATTTTATAACTTCACTGCTAATATTGAGGATGTAACTAATGAATATGGTCAAAATATATCTATATTTCAAGAGCAAACTAAAGAAGAACGTGATAATAAAATAAAAAGAAATTATCATGGAAATGGTTCGGTAGTTTGGACAGATGGCAACATAGTAAAAGCTGAAAAGAAAAAATTAGCTAATTATGACAATAACAATAATGACCTACCATTTTAGGGTTAGGTTGATAGGGGTGGTTTAAAAGCCACCCTTTTTTTTTATTTAAACACACCACATTATGACACACAAAGAAGCTCTTAAGCTCTGTTCAATTAATCCAGATGCTAAAATTATTTACCCCCCAATAGCCCTTTCACTAGGTTCAAAGGTATTAGATACCAGACAAGGCAAGAAAGTTGTAGATATACCGATCGCGACCTATTCAAATATTAGTGCAATTGGCTCACCGCCCAAAACTAAAAAGACATTTTTAACATCACTTCTAGTAAGTGCTTATTTACATCATAACCAGTTTTCTGGTAAGATAAAAACTCACCGCAAAGATGAGCTGGTTTTGCATTTCGATACTGAGCAAGGTGAATACCATGCTTCTAGGGTTTTTAATAGGGTGATAGATATGGCAAACTTAGATTTTAAAGAAGCTTACAAATGTTACGCTTTGAGGGTATTATCGCCCAAGCAAAGAATTGATTTTATTGAAAAAGAAATAGCATATAATAAAAATGTGGGCTTGGTTATTATAGATGGTATTACTGACCTGGTAGCTGACATTAATAATATCGAAGAAAGCAATTTGGCAGTTCATAAATTAATGGAATGGAGCGGAAAATATAAATGCCATATTATGACAGTGATACACACCAACTATAATTCCGACAAAATAACTGGTCATTTAGGTTCAATTCTACTCAAGAAGCTAGAAACATTAATCTCATTAGAACAAATTAATGATGAAATCAAAGTAAATTGCAAATTAAGCCGAGGTTTTTCATTTGAATCATTTAACTTTAAGATTAATTCATTTGGTTACCCCGAAATTTGCGATAATTTTTATGACCCCCTTAGAAGCGATATTCAAGAAACACAAAAATTGGGTTAATGTAGTTAAAAGTTTTGGGTGTGATGAGTATTTAGCCGATGATGTTGTTCAAGAAATGTACATAAAAGTTCAACAAAGGTTAAACAAAGGGCTAGATATCAGCTATGGTGATGACGATTATAATGAATTTTATATTTTCAAGGTGCTCAGAAGCTTATTTTATGACCTAAAGCGAAAGCAATCAAAGGTAAAGCTTTATGATTTGCATGAAAACACTAAAACAACTGAAGAAGAAGTGTGCTATGAGTGCTTTGAAGCCAAAGTTGACAAAGCAAAACAAGAATTATTTTGGTATGATAGCCAAGTTTTTGACATTATTGATGGGGGTTACTCCATTGCAAGGCTTTCACGAGAAAGCGACATAAGTTATTACAGCCTTTATAACACTTATAGGAAGGTAAAAAAGATTTTGACAGATGAAATTGGGTGATTTGATATATTATTTTACTAAATACACTGGTATTAAGTTTATTGTGGATGGGTTGAGTAAGTATTTTGGCTTTGATTGTAAATGTGATGACCGCCGTAAGAAGCTTAATAATATAAAAAGATGGTAAAAGCCGATAGAATTAAGTGGGAAGCATTCAAAGCGGTCAAAAAAACTACCATTACCCATGAAGAATACGAAATGGTTTGTCAATTTCATGCCAAATACTTCAATCATAAGATTGATTACCCTTGTAAATGCAGCCCCAAAAGAATCAATAGCTTCATCGCTGACCTAAATAATCTATAATATTTTTTATTAAAGATTTATTTGATATATTTGTTTAGACTAACTAATAAACAAATGAATTATCAATGGGGTTTTTCCTCTAAAAAGTCTGATTTAGAAGCTGCCAAGCAAAAATATCTATTAGAACGCAAACAAAATAAAAGTTCTTGGTTTTCAAGTTGGCTTGATTACTTGCATTTAAAAGATAAGTTTAATGAAAATTCTTAATTTATACGCTTGTTTAGGAGGTAATAGATATAAGTGGGGTAATGATCACGATATTACAGCGGTTGAATTAGATTCAGAAGCTGCTAGATTATATCAAGAACGTTTTCCAGGCGATAAAGTTATTGTTGCAGATGCTCACCAGTACCTTCTAGATCATTATAAAGAGTTTGATTTTATTTGGTCAAGCCCACCATGCCCAACACATAGTAGGGCAGCTTTTGGTGGTAGAAAATCAGATAAAAGTAATTTTAAAGTCGTTTACCCAGACATGACTTTATATCAAGAAATTTTATTATTAGATAATTATTTCAAAGGCAAATATTGTGTTGAGAATGTCATCCCATTTTACACCCCACTAATTCCAGCTCAAAAAAGAGCTAGACATTTATATTGGTGTAATTTTAAATTACCAGCAATTCTATCAAAAAGAGAAGTTTTAGTTTGTAGTGGTAAGAATGAGGTTAAAAAATTATGTGAATTTCACGATTTTAATTTTTATCAATACAAAGGCAAACAACCCACAAGCAAAATGGCTAGGAATTTGGTAGATTATGAAGCTGGTAAAACGATTTTAGATGCTGCCATTGGAATAATTAAGAAACAAAACGTAAACCAAATAGATTTATTCTCATGAAAATACTCGTAGATGCTGATTCTTTGATTTTTGCTAGTTGTTACCGGCCCAAAGAGGATCCGGAAACGTTTTATGATAATTTGGATGATGTTATTTTCAAGTTTGATGAAAGCTTTCAGAACATTATTAATGAATTAGATGACATTTATGACTTATCGGAGGTGGTTGTGTTCAATGATTCACGTGGTAACTTTAGAAAACTCATCACAAAGACTTACAAAGCCAATAGAAAAGACCAAATAAAGCCACCAATGCTTCCAGACATACACAAACACGTGCACGACACGTATAATGGCGTGAGGGGCTTCGGAGTAGAAACTGATGATATGGTTGCTAGTTACTGGAAGAGCTATTCTGAAGAATATGGAAGAGATAATGTAATGATTGTTTCTATTGATAAAGATTATTTACAGCTTCCAGCCTTAATTTATAGGTATAATCGAAAAGAATTTTTAGATGTGTCTAAATTTGATGCCCTAAAAAACTTTTATACTCAAATGATCACTGGTGATTCAGCTGATAATGTCAATTTTTTTCATGGAAAAGGTATAAAATTTGCTAAAAAATACCTAGATGTTGACACACCATATAAGTTAACAAAAAAAATATATAAATTATTCAAAGAAAAATACAAATCTAAGGCTAAAGAAAATTATATAAAATGCTACCACCTTTTAAAACTTAGAACAGATGTTAAATAAAAGCATATCAATTGAAAAAGCTACCCTAGATGAGCTTATAAAGCTCAGAAATGATAGTTTAAAGCACATGATAAGTGACAAAACGCTTGATCCAAATGATTTAGCTAGATTATCTAAATACGTTAAAAGAATTAATAATAAAATTAAAAAACTAGATGAAAAAAATAAAGAAATTAGTAAAAACAACGATTATCTTGACTTGTTTTAGTACAAGCATACTAATTTATTCCGTAGCTAGTGGTTTAATTAGACACAATCCCCATGTACGATAACCCATTTGTAATAAAATGTAATTATTGTGGCATAATTTATAATTCAAAATATAATAAATGCCCCAAATGTAAAAATAAAAATGCAAAAAATGACTGCACAGCAAATTTCAGATAAAATAATAAAGAAATCTGGCATAAATATCTTTGAAAACTCAAGAAAAAGACACATCATTCAATACCGCTCATTGTTAATACACATATTGAGAGACAAATTGAATATGAGGTGGGTATCTATAGCCATGTTTTTCAAAGCTAATGACAAAAATATGACTGAAGCTTCTATAATTCACAGCTATGATCACTTTCCGATCTATCAAGAGCAAGATAAAAACCTAAAACAGATGCTAGAAGAGTTTAATTTTAAGCCTATTGATATTGATGTGCTTGACAAAATACATTATCTTAACAATAAAATTAAAAATCTTACTCAAAAACTAGAGAAATATGAGAAAATTGCTTGATAAATTTATAAATTTCTTTTTCGATCCAGACCCAATTCTTGATAATAACATCAATATTAGTGTACCCAAGACATTCGAGAGCAAGAAAGATCAGCAAATATTTCTTAGACAGACCAAAAACTTGATTTTGGAAAATACTACCATCGAAAAACCAGCTAAATAAAAAGTTATTAAATTGATTACTAACGAAGATAATATGAATTTAATGGCTAGGTATGAAGATAACTATTTTGACTTAGCTATTGTTGATCCGCCCTATGGTATTGGAAATTGGGTTCAGCAAACAGGAAATAAAAGAGGAAAAAAGGTTGATTGGAATGATAACATACCTAATAAGCAATATTTTAAAGAATTATATAGAGTAAGTAAAGAGCAAATTATTTGGGGTGCTAACTATTATAATTGTTTTAACAATAAAGGAGGTGCAATAATTTGGGATAAAAAAAACCCAAACCCAAAATTTAGTAAATGTGAAATTGCAAGTTATAGCAGATTAAAAAAAGTTGATTATATATGTATTAAACATTTTGGATTTATATCTGATGATAATTATAATATTCACCCGTGTCAAAAACCAGTAAAACTTTATGAATGGCTTTTAATGAATTACGCAAAAGAAGGTGATAAAATACTGGATACCCATTTAGGAAGTGGATCAATAGCTATAGCTTGTCATAATTTAGGGTTTGATTTAACAGCTTGTGAACTTGACACAGAATATTATGAAAAAGCAATGAAAAGAATTAGCGATCATAAGAAACAAATAAGAATGTTTTAATCAGTTATATTTGAGTAATGTATAAAACAAACGACATAATCGAGAAGTCAATTGAGGTAATTAAAGAGCAAAACTTGATTTTTATAGGTGATATTTTTGCTTATACGATGTTTTCTAAAGATGCTTTTTATGATCACAAATGCCATGAAAACGAAGCGATAAAAAAGGAGCTGCAAAATAATAGGGTATTGATGAAGCAGAATATGCGAAAGAAATGGTATAAATCAGATAATGCTGCCCTCCAGATATCTCTTATGAAATTGATTGGTGATGAATCAGAGGTTCAAAGGCTAAACAATTCTAAGCACGAAATAAAGCACGATAATAAAGACAATAATATCAACGTTAAAATCATCAAGTGAATTTAGCTGCTAATGTGGTTTTTGAACATCTGCTAGAATCCACAAATAAAATTACCATTGAGCAAGGGGGTACAAGATCCGGTAAGACATACAATATTTTACTTTGGATAATCTTTTATTATTGTGCTAATAATACTGGCAAAATCGTTACTATTTGCAGACGTACTTACCCAGCTTTGAGGGCTACTGTGATGCGTGATTTCTTTCATATACTGACACACCATGAAAGGTATGAGGATAATATGCACAACAAGAGTAACAGCGAATATAAGCTCTTTGGTAATCTGGTTGAATTTATAAGCTTGGATCAGCCTATGAAAGTACGAGGTAGAAAGCGTGATTTATTGTTTTGTAATGAGATCAATGAAATAGACTATGAATCCTGGAATCAGTTAATATTTAGAACGAGTGAAAAGATTATATGTGATTATAACCCAAGTGAAGAATATCACTGGCTTTATGATAAGGTGCTTACTCGTTCCGATGTTGATTTTCACATTACTAATTATACACATAACCCTTTCATTGAAGATTCGGTCAAAGAAGAAATCACCAGATTAAAAGAAACAGATGATCAATATTGGTCAATCTATGGGCTTGGTCAAAAAGCTAAGTCTAGGGCTACCATATTTGAATTCTCTGAATGTGACCAAATACCAACTAACGCAAAGATATTATCTTATGGCATGGATTTCGGATATACGAACGATCCAACAGCCTTTATTAGTACGTACATACTAGATTTCAATTTGTATGTAAAAGAGCATTTATATAAGACACACCTTACCACAAATGATATATTTAATTTCTTAGTTGGTGAGGGCTTGGAAAATAAGCCCATCTATGCAGACAGTGCTGAACCCAGATTAATCGAAGAACTGAGAAGGTTGGGTTCTGGGAGGTATACATTACTGCCAAGCGTAAAAGGTAAAGATTCCATCAACGCTAGTATTGATTTGTTAAAAAGGTATAAAATACATATATTGAACACAAGTGATAATCTCATTCGTGAAATGCGAAATTATAAGTGGATTGAAAAAGACAGAAAGCTTGAGAATGTGCCCAGACCGGGTAACGATCATTTGATTGATTCACTGAGATATTCAACCTATTCAATTTTAAGTAAACCAAACTTTGGCAAATACCATGTTCGTTAACCACTTCCAAAAAGATTTAGAGATTGGGCATAAAGCCGAGCTTCATGTGCTTCAAGAAATTAGAGCGAAATATCCAGCCGCTGTTCAAATCAAAGTCAAGTTTTCTGGCTATGATCTTTGGATTCCAGAAATATCTCAAGGGGTAGAAGTTAAATATGACTATGCTTCTAAGCGAACTGGTAACTTTGTTTTTGAACTAGAAGCCAATCACAAGCCCAGTGGCATCATGACATCTACTGCCCACTGGTGGGTTATATATGACGGTGAAAAAAGCTATTACATTGAAAGAGATGAAATGCTTAAATTGCTAATCATGGCAAATATCAACTGGAAAGACTTCACCAATTCTTACGGTGAATATCGCAAGGTTATTTTTCTACCTACCAAATATTACAAAAGATACTTCAAAAGTAATCTGTACTAGCCCCTAAATAAATAGTTATAAAATTTTTGTTTGATAAGTTGTTTGTATATATTTGTAATATTATTAATTAACCTATAACTAAAATGAAAATAACTAAAAAACTAATTAAAGACTATTTGGCACGAATGCCCAGGGCTGTAGTTCATCACGGAATTGATGGTGATGTTGACACACAAACACACGACTGGTACGACCCATGTACTGGATTGTCAGTATTCGCTGATGTTACAGTGGTTAAAAATGTAAAGGTAAAAGGGTATAGCGATTATCAATGGGAAGAACCCTGGGTGATTGATTATGAGGTTCACGTAAATAATATATCAGCTGACTTTGACAAAGTTGATGAAAATGGCAAAAGCCTATATTTTAAGAATGTGCCCAAAGAATATTTTGGTATATTTGAGCAATACATAAAGCACAATGTGCACCCATACGAATGCTAGATGAAGTAAAAAGAATTAAATACTTTGGCAATGCTCAAATGGTATTTTCCATTTTATCAGATTGGCAGAAGCAAAAGCCCAATAAAAAACTAGAAGAATGTTTGGTGGCTCTTTACAATATGAATAAATACACCATTAATTTACAAGATGACAGAGAGCTTTTGTTTGATCAGCTGAATCATGTCAAAAATGAGCGGAGTGAATGGGCAAAAAAAGCCTTAGATTATGAGAGACAACTGGAATTATCCAAACTTTGAAGCGGTTTTACACCGCTTTTTTTATAAATTAAACTTTATAAACGTTATATAAATATGAAAGCTTCAATAACAATACCAACAGATTTATCTGAAATCACACTTTCTGACTATCAAAAATTTTTAGCAGTATCTGAATTGTACCCAGATAATCATAATTTTCTAGCTCAAAAAATAATAGAGATATTTTGCCATGTCAAGCCAGAAAATGTAAGGCTAATAAAAGCGGTTGATGCTGATTCTATTGTCAGAAAGATAACCAAAGTGCTTGAATCAAAGCCAAAAGATTTGGTAGAAAACTTCAAGCTGAACGGTGTTGAATATTGGTTTCACCCCGATCTTGATGACATGAGCTTCGGAGAGTATATTGATGCTGACAGCTATTTAGCTGATATAAAAGAAATTCATGCAAGTATGAACGTATTTTACCGGCCCATAAAAAACAAAGTGGGTAACAAATACACACTTGAAAGCTACGATCCTGGAAAAAAAGATAGGCTTTTGAATATGCCTATGGATGCGGTCATATCTAGCATGGAGTTTTTTTTTCTTTTAAGCAATCAGTTATCGAACGTTATGACAACTTATTTCAGCGATCCGAAGAATCAACAAGCCTTGAAGGCGGATTCAGCGCTCGATGGGGATGGTATGGATCAATTTTCTTACTTGCTCGAGAAAACATTAACGAAATTGAAAATACAGTTGCCTTAAATATGCATACTTGTCTGAATGCTTTGAGTTATTTGAAAGATAAAAGCGAAGTTGAAATGAAAAAATTAAAAATTAAAACATGAGCACTAGCGAAAGAAGGGGCATAAGAGCTTATTATGAAATTACTGACACACTAAAAAACCAGTTACTTCTTGACCCAAATGTCAAAACTGTTACATCTGGTGACATCACTAGAATTAACTTAGAAAAAGCTGAGATATTTCCGCTTAGTCATGTCACGTTAAACTCAATGACACAGTCAGACAATGCTGGATCTGGTACGCTTACTTTTGATGTTACCATATTCTCAATGGATATAATTTCAAATGATCGCAAAACCGATACAGTAGACTTGTATATTGGCAACACGAACGAGCAAGACATTATCAACACCCAGCTTTCAGTTTCAAATTTGATAGTTCAAAGAATGAGGGGTGGCGATTTATTTAAAGATGAGTTCCAAGTTTTGGGTGATGTTTCTTACGAATTCTTTACCGAGCGTTTTTCAAATGAATTGGCTGGAGTGGCAGCTAGTTTCTCAATCACTACCTACAATGATATCTGGATTTGTACATGAAATTTGAAGAGGTAAATATCGCATTAAATGCGTTTGGTAGATACGTCATTCAGCAGTCTAGATCAAACCTTACTAGGGGCAAAAAGAATGTCACCAAAGGCTTGTATAATAGCTTAAAATATAAAGTCTATGAAGATGACAATAACAACTTTATACTTGATTTTTTAGGGGCAGATTATCAAGATTTTGTAGATGAAGGGGTGAGGGGTAAGAATCCAAACGCACTTCCAAAAGGCTCTAAAAACTTTGGTAAACAACAAGCCCCAAACAGCCCATTTAAATTTGGCTCTGGTCGTGGCGGTTCTGGTTTAAGAAGAGCAATCAATAAATGGGTGACACAAAAGAAAGCTTTTGGTGGTCAGATAAGAGATAAGAAAGGGCGGTTTATACCTAGAAAAACTTTGCAGTTTTTAATTACCAGAAGCATTTGGTATAGTGGTATAAAGCCAAGTATGTTTTTTACTAAGCCCTTTACTAAGGCTTTCCAACGCTTACCAGCTGAGTTATTAGAAGCGTTTAAAATAGATGTTGAAAAAGGAATATTATTAGGAATTAAAAAGTAATGGCAAATATATTATTAAGAAGCCCAAGATATGAAGGTATCACAGTAAGCACTGGAAAAGCATCTGTAAAATTAGAAGCTTCATTTGCTGGTTCGCTTCGTTACACGTTAGTTAAAAATGCAACCGCTGGATCAGTGGTAACTTTTGAAATAGCTGAATTGGCTTTGGATTATTTATCTATTACTTATGCTGGTTCTTATAGTGCTCAGACATTAGCTATAAGTTTAACGTTTAAAGAATACACTGGGCAAAATGCTACTGGAACTGAGTCAACAAACAGCACAATTACTCACACTGGGTTTGATGGTTATGGCTTTTATATGCAAGGGGCAAATCCTACTATTGCAAACACCCAATGGCTAATCCCACAAAAAGAAAGTGATAATACTTATGAAGTATTTTTACCAGATAACACTGCTGGAGTAGTGCCATACATGAGTGATGGAGGTGCTTTTAGTTATGTCAGCATTGGTGCAAGTGATACTTCTATTGCTGCAAATAGTGGCTCTGTTCCTGGAAGTAATAACCCAGCTTTAACCATCACCAGAAGAGGGTGTATTTCTTACAGATACACACCCAAAAAGCTCACCTTTGTTAATAGATTTGGAGCACTTCAAGACTTGTATTTTTACTTAAAAGAGGTGCTAACAACTAACACCGCACGAGAATCATTTAACTCAAATACCATATCTTTAAATGGTAGCAGCACAACTTACAGCGTAAATGCTCCGACCAAAAAGTTATTTGATAGAACAGCAAGTCAAAAAGTTAGCTTATCTAGTGGTTATTACCCAGAGTTTGCTACACAATATTTTGAAGATTTGCTTTTATCAAATCAAATATTCATGACACAACCAGATCCTCTAGATATATCATCAACTCAAATTGTGCCAGTCATAGCTACCACTTCTGAAATAATTAGAAAAACATCACTAAATGACAAGCTAATAAATTATGTTATTGACTTTGATTTTGCTTTTGATTACATTAATAATGTTCGATAATGCAGAAGTTCCAGATATACATTGGTGATGATCGGCTTGATTTATTCAAAGATGAATCTATAACAGTAACTCAGTCTATTCAAAACGTTAAACAAATAGATAAGATTTTCACTGAATTTAGCCAGACTTTCTCAGTTCCAGCATCACCCACCAACAACAAAATTTTCAAGCATTACTATCAGTATGATATTGTTAATGGATATGATGCAAGGGTTAAATCAGCTGGAAGAATTGAGTTTAATTTTCTTACTTGGCGGAATGGGTTCATAGCCCTCAATGGAACTAGGTTAAAAAACAACAAGCCTTATTCTTATAAAATTACTTTTTTCGGTGAAACTGTAAATCTGAAAGACATTTTAGCAGATGATCAATTATCAGTTTTAACCCCCTTAAATACTTTCAATTTAGATTATGATGCTACTACAGTAGAAAATAAATTAATTACTACCATAGATAATGCGACTGCTAAAAAGAATGGAGCAATTACAGCATCTACAGATTTGGTAGTAGATGGTAATTCTGGAACTATTGCGGTGGGAGATGTGGTAAATTGTGACGGTGTTAATGGATTAGTAACCATCGTTACAGTAACAGATCAAAATAATTTAGTGATGTCAAGTGCTCAAACCATAGCGGATGATGTTAATATAATATTTTCAAAAAGCATTTGTGCTCCATTAATCACACACACTGAAAGACTTTACTATAATTCTTCTGCGTCTTATGATGCTAATAATTCTGGTAATTTATTTTACAATGCTGCTGTTCCCTTACAAGGTGTATTATTTTCAGAATTAAAATATGCTATCAG